CAAACTCAAGTGCGGCTGAATCTGCTGTTGGCGGGGCTTACATAGTTCCTACGGCAACTGGTTTTACTGTAACTACTCATGCCGCATCTAGAACCTACATCTACATAGCCATACGCCGTGGCCCGATGAAAGTGCCTACGGTGGGGACGAGTGTGTTTTACCCTGTTACATACACAGGTAGCTCAGGAAATCAATCAATTACTGGAGTAGGGTTTCCTCCTGATTTGTTTATGGCAAATTGGAGAGCAAGTCCAAAAGGAAACTTTGAAGATAGATTAAGGGGAACAGACCCATATTTGCAAAGCACAAGTACAGGCGCAGAAGCAACTGGCGCAACTAATATTGTTAGTTATAACATGAGTGGCATTACTTTGGGGGTTAATAACTTAAACAATAAAGATGGTGCATCTTTTATTGGGTATTTCTATCAACGCGCCCCCAGCTTCTTTGATGAGGTTTGCTATACAGGGACGGGTTCTGCGGCGACTATTAATCATAATCTAGGTGTAGTTCCTGATTTGATAATAATAAAAAACAGAGGTTCTGCAAGCAATTGGGCTGTAAATGTGCGTGTTGTTAATACTAATAATTGGGTGTTTAACTTAGAAGAAGATTCAGCAAGATCTAACAGTGCTTTGTTTAGCAGTGCCCCTACTTCAACAACAATGACTTTTACTGGGGCGCAAGTAAATGCCACAAGCAATCTTTACGTTGCCTATCTTTTTGCAACGTGCGCTGGTGTTTCTAAAGTAGGTTCATACACAGGCAACGGCTCATCTCAGACAATTGACTGCGGATTCTCAGCAGGGGCAAGATTTGTCCTAATCAAGCGAAACAACGATATTGGTGATTGGTATGTGTGGGACACAGCTAGAGGCATTGTTTCAGGTAATGATCCGCACTTGAGTTTGAACACAACAGCAGCGGAAGTCACAACAGATGACACTATTGACACTAATAGCACGGGTTTTGTGGTCAACCAAGTGGCGGCAACCAATGTCAATGTAAGTTCTGGTACATACATCTTTTTAGCGATTGCTTGAGGAAAATAAAATGCAAATACGAACAAATGACGGGCAAGTAATGTACGAGGCAGAGTTTCGTGCATACACCAAAGCCAATGGTGGCCCTACATGGGACACAACAACAACTGAGGTGCTAGAAGCCTTGGGCGCTGATGTCATCTTTGAAGGCCCACAAGCAACAGGTGGCACTGTCTATCAGTACTCGCAAGCTGCTGGTGTTGAGCAAGTTGACGGCAAGTGGTACACCAAGCATGTGCTTGGCCCTGTGTTCACAGCTACAGCTGCTACAGACACCCAGCCAGCCAAGACTGCCGCTGAGAACGAAGCTGCTTACAAGGCCACCAAGGATGCAGAACAGGCTGTGTCTGTTCGTTCTTCTAGAGACACCAAGTTGAAAGAATCGGATTGGGTTGTCATCAAAAACTTAGAGTTAAACGCTAACATTCCTGGTGCGTGGGAAGTTTATCGCCAAGCCCTTAGAGACATCCCAACACAGACAGGATTCCCGTGGACAATTACTTGGCCTGTTTCACCATGAGTCAAGTAGACGCAACCGATGCCAAGCTAGCAACGCATGAAGAAATTTGTGCGCTGCGGTATGAGGCTATCCAGAAATCTTTTGAGTCAGGCAGCAAGCGCATGAGCCGCATTGAATACATCCTATACGCGCTGATTGCTGTCACGCTGCTTGGTCCAGGCTTTGCTGCTGAAATGCTTAAGAAAATGCTTATGTAATCATGGATGCTCTGCCGCCACCGCCACCAGCGGCACAATCTCCCGTATTTGAGTGTGTGAAATGGTCATGGTCATCTGATAGGCTCTTGGTCTGGTGCTTAAAATGGCGGGAAAAAGGCAAACCCGAAAAAGTAGCAGAGGCCACAAATGATTGATCCGATTACAGCCCTTGCCGGCATACAGTCGGCCATCTCTCTAGTCAAGAAGGCGGCGAAAGTCGCCAACGATCTCGGCAGCTTGGCTCCGATAATCGGAAAAATGTTTGACGCCAAGAGCGTAGCTACAAAGGCCATGCTTGAAGCCAAGCGGTCTAAAAAAGGCTCAAACATGGGGACGGCACTCCAGATCGAGATGGCTCTGGATCAAGCCAAAGTCTTTGAAGAAGAGCTAAAAATGCTCTTCATGCAGACCGGCAAGATAGATGTGTGGAATAAGATCAAAGCACGTCAGGCTGAGATGGATAGAGATGATGCCAAAGAGATTAGCGCAATGAAAGCCGAAGAAAAGAAGGCCAAACAAAAAGCAGATGAAATGACCGAGATTGTTTTAGTTATAGCTATTGTTTTCTTTTTGATGTTCTTTGCCTTTGTTGGCGTAAACGAGTTAATAGATTTCTGCCAAAAAACAAGAGGCTGTATTTAATGTGTTCAGTTTGCTTAAATGGTTTGATGTTGGCAAGGACTGGAAACTCGGCATTGATCGTTTCATCAGGTGCTGCGCTGCTGTTCTTGCAATTAACTGGTTACTAGACTTGCTATACATTTTGCCAACTAATGAATCCAAGAAAATCATTGACTTTCTGATCTCTAAAAACCCTTTGTAGGAATCTTAAACATGGATTGGCTAAAACAAATTGCACCGACAATTGCCACGGCAATGGGTGGCCCACTGGCCGGCATGGCTGTGGCTGCAATCAGCAAAGCCATAGGGGTTGACCCTGACAAGGTGGGCGACCTGATCTCCGGCAACAAACTGACAGCGGATCAGATTGCTCAAGTCAAGATTGCTGAAATTGAGTTGCAAAAGCAAGCGCAAGAGCTTGGTCTTAACTTTGAAAAGCTAGAGGTCGAGGACAGGAAGTCAGCACGGGAGATGCAAGCCACCACCCGCAGCTTGATGCCGCCAATCCTTGCTGCTACGGTCACGGTGGGATTTTTCGGCATTATGGTGATGATGTTTATTGGCAAAGTAGACAGTAGCAACCCCGCTATTTTGATGATGTTGGGCAGCTTAGGGACTGCTTGGACTGGAATAATCGCGTACTATTTTGGCTCCAGCGCTGGCTCACAAGCCAAAACGGATTTGCTTTCTAAATCAGGGCCAGTGAAATGAAAGAAAACTTTGATCAAGCACTGGCCGCAGTGCTGCACCACGAAGGCGGCTTTGTAAACCATCCTAAAGACCCTGGCGGCATGACCAACCTTGGCGTGACCAAGAAGGTCTGGGAAGAGTGGGTCGGGCATGATGTGGATGAACAAACCATGCGCGGCCTGACACCAGAGACTGTTGGCCCAATGTACAAGAAGAAGTATTGGGACAAGGTTTGCGGCGATGATCTGCCGGCTGGCGTGGACTATGTGGTTTTTGATGCTGCTGTCAACAGTGGCCCAGGTCGGGCTGCAAAGTGGCTGCAAGCGTGCGTGGGGGTTGAGCCTGATGGCGGCATTGGCCCAAAGACTTTGGCTGCTGTGGCGGCGTTTGATGGTGATCTGGTTGATGACTATGGCAAGCGCAGGCTGTCATTTCTGATGGACTTGCCAACATGGGAGACTTTTGGCAAGGGATGGGGCCGCAGGGTTGCCGAAGTTGGCAAAGTAGGCGCAGACATGGCATAAGTGAAATAATCATGCTATGGCCAATAAGAAGCAACAACTAGAAGTCCCGTCAATCCCCAGCTTGGGCTTTGCCCCAGAGGCGTATGAACGCCGTTACTTTGGGGAAATCAATGGCGCACTAAACGGCTATTTTAGAAATTTGATCAGCACGCTGGGCGCATTGTTTGGCATCAGGGGTGGTAAGTTTTTGAACAACCCGCACGGGGCTTTTCAGGACTCAACAAACCAAGTGGCGGCCAATACAACCACGGCCTATCCAATAACATTTAACACCACAGACTTCAGCAATGGCGTGACGATGGCCAGCGGTTCTAGGATCACTGTGGCTGACAGCGGTATCTGGAACATACAGTTTTCCATTCAGTTTACAAATACGACTAATGCCTCACAGGATGTGGATATCTGGTTTCGGGTCAATGGAACAAATGCAGCAAATTCAAATAGTAGGTTTGGCTTTGCACCCAGAAAGGGTGCTGGTGACCCTTACCACACGATTGCGGCCATGAATTATTTTTTGACATTGAATGCAAACGACTATGTTGAAATCATGTGGCGGCCAACCGATGTTGGCGTTACGATTGAGCAGTACGCTGCTGGAACAAGCCCGACACGCCCAGCAGTGCCATCGGCTATTGCGACAATTAGCTTTGTGTCCAACCTACCGACAATCTAATCATGTACATACCCATCAAACTACCACCAGGCGTCTACCGCAACGGTACTGAATATCAGTCTGCTGGGCGGTGGCACGATGCCAACCTTGTGCGCTGGTACGAAAACACGCTCCGACCCGTCAACGGCTGGAGGGCGAAGTCGGCGTCAACTGTGACCGGCGCTTGCAGGGCGATCATCACTTGGCGTGACAATTCTGCCGCCTCTTACATTGGCCTTGGCACTCACTCCAAGCTGTTTGCAATGGATGTTTTGGGCGTCTTGAAGGACATCACGCCCACTGGATTCACGCCTGGCTTTGTTGACTCCACATCCACCACTGGCTACGGCAAAAACCTTTACGGCAGTTTTGCATACGGCGTGCCGCGACCAGACACTGGATTTGCAAACATAGCAACGACTTGGAGCCTTGACACTTGGGGCGAATACCTGGTGGGCTGCTCAGACTACGATGGCAAGATTTACGAGTGGCAGCTAGGTTTTACAACCCCAACTTTAGCGGCTGTAATTACCAACGCACCAACTGCCAACAAGGCTATTCTTGTGACCGCCGAGCGATTCCTGTTTGCCCTTGGCGCTGGTGGAAACCCTCGCAAAGTCCAGTGGTGTGACCAAGAGAACAATACCCTCTGGACGCCAGCAACAGACAACTTGGCCGGTGACTATGAACTGACAAGCTCTGGCACACTGATGGCTGGAAAACGGGTTAAGGGCATCAACCTGCTGTTTACCGATGTTGATGTCCACACGGCCCAATATGTGGGTGCGCCATTTGTCTACGGGTTTGAGAAGGCTGGCTCTGGGTGCGGCCTGATTTCTGCCCAAGCTGTGGCCGCTATTGATACGGCAGCTATCTGGATGAGCAAATCGGGCTTTTGGATTTATGACGGCTACGCCAAACCGCTGCCATGCGATGTGTCTGATTTCGTTTTCAACAATATCAACCTAGACCAGCGTGCAAAGGTGCATGCTGTGCATAACAGCAAGTTTGGTGAGATTTGGTGGTTTTATCCCAGCAATGCAGGCATTGAGAATGACTCTTATGTGACCTACAACTACCGTGAAGGCCATTGGGCTATCGGCACATTGTCTAGGTTAGCAGGCACTGACGCTGGCGTCTTTACCTTGCCATTGATGGTGGATGCTGCCGGCGAAGTCAACGAGCATGAGGTGGGTTTTGACTATGACGGCGCAACACTCTTTGCTGAGTCTGGGCCAATCCAGATTGGCAATGGCGACAATGTTATGAGTATCCGCGAGGTGATACCGGATGAGCAGACCTTGGGCGAGGCTGTAGTGTCGTTCAAGACTAGGCTCTACCCTACGGGTACAGAATCCACATTCGGGCCATACACGGCAGCAAACCCGACTTCTGTCAGGTTTTCTGGCCGGCAGGTCAACATGAAGGTGACGGGCAATGTGCTGGCAGATTGGCGCATTGGGGTGATGCGGCTGGATGCGGTGGCCAGCGGTAAGAGATGAGCGACCAAGAGCATTTGCAAAGGCTGCGCCATCATGTGGAGGCTGCTTTAGAATACTCTGGTGGAACACACTATTTTGATGATGTTGCCGAGATGGTTTTGGATAATAGGCTGCAACTGTGGCCAGCCCAAAACTCGGTAATACTGACAGAAATCATTGTCTATCCAAGGCTGAAAAACATGCATGTCTTTTTAGCTGGTGGCGACCTAGATGAAATCTCAAGAATGCAGCCGTTGATTGAGTCTTGGGGCAAGTCAATTGGCTGCACACGGGTGACTTTGGCCGGACGCAAGGGCTGGGCAAAGACATTTTTAAAGGATGAGGGCTACAGTCCACAGTGGGCTGTACTAGCAAAGGAGCTATGACATGGCAACAATGGAAGAGTTATATCGTCAATATTTGTTGACCCAGCCTGGTGGTGGCGGCTCACAAAATCGGTATCAAGAATTGTTGGCACAAATGACGCCATTTGCCAACCCATACGGCACGATGGGGTCTTATAGGGTGCAGCCTGGCAGCACTACCAGTACCGTGACCGGCGGTTCTATGGGCACTTATAGCGCTGGTGGTGGCTCTGGTGGCGGCTCTGGTGGCGGCTCTGGTAGCGGCTCTGGCGGTGGTGGTGGTGGCGGGACAAGCACCACTTATGTTCCTGGTGCTGCTACCACAAGAGGCATTGGCGGCACTGGTGGCACTGGCTCTGGTGGAAGTGGCGACTTTACACCGGCATGGGACACCATGACCGATGCTGAAAAAGCTGCGTTTTATGCTGAAAATCCTACATTAGCTGGGATAACGCAATTTGGCCAAAGCATTTTTGGGAAAACATCACTCGGCGCATTGCAAAACTACTTTAACCCTGGCTTTGTCGCTGAACAGGGTTTGATTGCAATGGGTGTTGATCCACAGGCTTATCAAGCTGCAAAAGAATCTTTTAGGGCCAGTGAATATTCGCCGCAGGCACAAGCAAACGTAGATACAGCAATAACAAATATGTCCTCGCCAACAGCAGTTTCCATGACCAACATGCAGAATGCTTTATACGATGACACGGCAGCAATTAACGCTATAAATGCAGCGACCAGAGGCCCAAGCGCCCAAGAAGTACAAGATGCCTTTGCTGCTGCAATGTCTAATTTTCAAACTAATCAAGATGCTGGCATCTTTGGTGGTGGCGGTGGCATCTTTGGCGGCGATAGCTACGACCCAGGTACTGATACAGGTATCTCTGGTGGCGGTATGCCTTCAGACAGTGATAGCTACAGCCCTAGTGATGATGCAGGTATCACAGGCGGCGGTATGCCCTCTCAAAACGATAGCTACAGCCCTAGCGATGACGCTGGCGTCACAGGCGGCGGTTATTCCGGCGGCTATGACGGCTTTGCCAAGGGCGGCAAGGTCACGAAAAACCGGCTCAAAGGCCCAGACCCTAAAGGCCCAGACCAAGGCTATGGTGCGCTACTTAGCGGCGAGTATGTCATCAAAAAATCAGCGGTCAAAAAGTATGGCGAGGGTCTGCTTGGCATGATTAACGATGGCAAGATTCCTGTGCAAAAAATGAAATCTCTACTCGGATAAGGGGCACAAAATGTCAAAAGGCGGCAGCACTACCTCATCAACCTCAATTGATCCTGACATCAAGAGGGCGTTTCTTTCAAACATAGCAACGGCTCAAGGTGTGGCAACTGCATTGCCCGTCCAACAGTTTGCAGGTTACAACCCTTTCTACACTGCTGGTGAGCAGCAGCTTATCAATACCGGCTTGGGTGGCCCAGGCATTAGCAGCACCGACTACGCTGCCCAGATGGCCGCACTCAGTGGCACATACCAGCCTGCCGAATTGCAAGCGGCACAGGCCAATCTGGGCATGAGTGGCCAAGGCTCACTTGGCAGTTACATGAATCCGTACACCAGCCTAGTGCGCCAGAATGCTTTGGATGATCTGGAGTCTTCAAGACGCATGGCCATCCAAAACACCGGAGAGCGTGCCACTGCGGCTAGGGCATTCGGTGGCTCACGCCAAGGTGTGGCAGAGGCTTTGACTAACCAAGGGTTTGCCAAGCAGGCCGGCACTCTGGGCACTCAGCTTAACGAGTCGGCATTCAATCAGGCTGTGCAATTGCAGGCAGCAGACTTGGCACGGCAGCAGCAAGCAGGTCTTGCCAATCAGGCAATGGGTTTGCAGGGTGCGCAATTCAGGCTTGGTGCGGCTAACCAGCTTGGCGACCTTGGCGCACAGCAGCAAGCCCTGCGCCTTGGTGGCGCACAGGCTGCAATGAGTGCTGGCGGTGCGCGTCAAGCCTTTGAACAGCAGCAGCTTGATGCATTGCGCAATGTTGATCTCCAGCGTCTGGGCATTAGTCAGTCGGCGCTTGGCTTTAACCCTGCCTCCTTGGGAGCCAGCACAACGACTCCATACAGCCGGAATGTCGGCGCTAGTATTCTGGGCGGCGCTACGGCTGGCTCTCAATTAGCAGGACTTACTGGCGGCTCAGTCAGCGGAGAAGTTGGCGCAGCAATTGGCGCATTGCTTGGTCTGTTTTAAGGAATAAAAATGGCAACCCAATTTGACTTTGCAAATCTTGGCAGCATATTTGGCGGCGGTATGGGCGCTACGCCATCAGGGCTTGATGCGCTATTAAGCGAAGACCAGCGCAAGCTGATGAATCGTAATGCCGCGCTGTCAGCGGCGGCTGCATTGCTGCAAGCTGGTGGCCGCAGCGCAGTCCCCATCGGATTGGGACAAGCCTTTGGGTCTGCACTGCAAGCGGGTCAGAAAAGCTACCAAGAGGGGCGTTCTGGGTCACTGCAAGACCTGCTGCTGGGTCAGAAGCTGGAAGAGGCGAAACGGGTCGCAACGGCTGATGCTGGTTTCTTGAAGTTTTTGCAATCTCCAGAAGGAGTCGCGGCTGCGGCTGCACCATCAGCACCACCAGCGCCGTTGACAGGTGTGGCCGTGCCGCCTGTTGAGCGATTCATGTCGGAGACTATGCCAGTAGCGGCGGCTGCCCTGCTGCTGCGCCCAATATTCTTGGCAACTTGAGCCAACAGCAGCGTGCGCTAATTGGTAGCCTTGGCCGCGAAAAAGGCACGCAGTATTTGCTGGACGCCATGAAGCCAGAGGCATCACCAGACAGCATCAAAACACTGAGGGCATTGGGCTTGCCGGTGACTATGGCAAACTTGCGCCAGCTTGACAAGCCAGAGGCATCACCAGAAGCCATTAAGACTCTAAACGCCTTGGGCTTAGCCCCTACTTTGGCAAACTTGCGCTTGCTTGACAAACCAGAGGCATCACCAGAAGTCATTAGGACTTTGCAGGCTGCAGGTGTTCCTATCACCTTTGAAAACATTATGAGGTTGAAGCGGTCTGGGGCGACAAATGTCACAGTACCAATTGATGTTGGCCAAAAGGGCTTTGAAAATGAGATGAAACTTAGCGCTGCATTTAAGCAAGAGCCAATCTACAAAGACTTTAGCGACATGAAGTCTGCATACGGCCAAGTCGTATCTTCACTTGCACAGGGCACACCAATCGGTGATGTCGCTGGTGCAACCAAGGTGATGAAGCTGCTTGACCCTGGCTCTGTTGTCCGCGAGTCTGAACTTGGCATTGCAATGGCCGCTGCTGGCCGCATGGATCGTTTGCAGAACTACTTTAACAACTTTATGACTGGCCAAAAGCTGACACCTACTCAGCGTGATGATTTCCAGAAGTTGTCCAACGAACTTTACTCTGCCGCAGGTCAGGCTTACAACAAAAAGCGTGGAGAGTACGAACAGTTTGGCAATGCTTACGGATTTAAAAACCTTGACACTGCACTTGGCGCACCGGCCACTGCCCCATCAATTATGAAGAATCAACCTGCTAGTGCGGCTAAAACTATGCGCTGGAACGGAACTAAATTTGTCTTTGAATGAGGCCGTATGAAAAAAATCAACATCGAAGGCATTGGAACTCTTGAGTTTCCAGCGGAGGCGACAGATGATCAGATTGCTGCATTTGTTAACGGCACGCCACTTGAACAGCTAAAGCAGATTGCTGGGGTGCAAGCCCCAAGCACACTTGGCCGTGAAGCTGGCTTGGCTGTGCGTCCGATAGCGCAAGCTGCCATGACTGCTGGCGGGTTACTGCCTATGGCCGTTGATCCTTTGGTGAATTTTTTAAACTTGGCCGCCGGCACAAATGTGCCAACCATGACGCAAGCCACCCAGACCAATCTCAGGCGCTTGGGTTTCCCAGAGCCAAGAACAGCGCAAGAGCGCGTAGTCCAAGACATTGCTGGTGCAGGTTACGGCACGGCTGGTGTGGCAAAAGTTGCAGGAGCAGTCGCACCTATGCTGCCGGAGATGGGGCGCAATGTTGCGCAATTCTTTTCACAAAGTCCACAGGCCCAGACATCTGCTGCCTTGGCGGCCTCCACTGCTGGCGGGATGCTGCGCGAGGGTGACTTTTCACCAGCTTTGCAATTAGCCGGCGCAATGGGCGCTGGCATGATTGCACCTGGTGGCCCGAGCCTGCCAGCCACCCAGCGTGCATTGGCCGCGCCGAAGGCGCTGGTGCAGCCCTTTACCCAACAGGGCCGCGAGGTGATGGTCGGCAATGTGCTGCGCAATGTTGCAACAGACCCAGAACGAGCCATTGCCAACTTGCAGGCCGCAAGGCCAACAGTGCCAGGTGTGCAACTGACCACTGCCGCTGGTGCGCGTGATCCTGGTCTTGCTGGCCTTGAGTCGCCACTGCGGTCTGCGACATTTGACCCGTCCAACTTGTTTGGCGCCAGATTGTCTGCCAACCAGCAGGCATTGATGGACGCATTCCAGCGTACTGCTGGCCGGCCTGGCTCTATCCCTTACGCCCAAGCCAAGCGGTCTAGCATCACAACGCCATTGCGTGAGCAAGCATTTTTGAACGCTCCACCCGTATCCGTGGAGCCGGTTGCCGCAGCGATTCTTGGCATCACCAGCAATCCGGCAACCCAGCGACAGACAGTAGATCAGGCCATGAAGTATGTGACCGACCTGCTGACAAAGCGGGTAGACCCTGAAACAAACACCATCAACCCGATGGCGCTGTACAGCGTGCGCAAGGACATCACCGATGCTATGGCCGGCAAGCTGTCCGGCGACTTGGCAAACTTGCGTTTGGCCCGTAAGCAATTGGCTGACTTGCTGCCGGTCATTGACAGAACGATTGAATCCAGTGCGCCAGGATTCAACAAGTACATGCAGCAGTTTGCCAAGTCATCAAAACCGATTGACCAAATGGAATTGCTGCAAGCCATTCAGAGCAGAGTGACCACAGGCCAGCCCAACATAATGACGGGTGAGCCTGTGCTGGCGGCGGGTAAATTGCGCACGCAATTGGCGGCCAAGCGGGAAGAACTTGGCACTGATCTGTCGCCGGCTGCGCAAAGAAAAATTGACAACATCATCAACGAGATTAACAGGGGCCAAGCGGCAACTGCGCCAGGTGTTCGCGCACCAGGCTCCAACACATTCCAGAATATGAGCATGGGCAACCTGATTGGCCGAGTGTTCAGCGAGTCTATGGCAGACAACACCACACTGCGAACCATGACCCGCCCACTGGATTGGCTGTACAAGCTGCCAGATCAGCAGGTGCAGCGTCTCTTGGTTGAGGCTATGCTTGACCCGCAACTGGCGGCATCAATGATGAGCAAGGCAAACATGATGAAGGTCGAGCCTTTTGCCAAGTCACTGCGCAACAAGGCTGAACAGCTTGGCTACGGATCAATAATCGGCGCGACACCGGAGTAACTCATGGCCCTGCTTGATGACGAAGAATTGTTAAAGTCAACGATAAGCGCGACCCCGAGAAATCAAATCTTGGGGCTGCTGTCTGATTTTATTGCGCAGGGGTACGACCCACGGCGCACTCAGCAGATGCAGGGCATCTCAAAGTTTTTGATGGCCCCAGAAATAAGCCAGACTTTGGATCGTCTGTCCTACGACCCTTCTGGCCGGTCATTGTTCACTGGTGCTGGTGGCCTTGGCGGCACAACCCGCATGAGGCCAGAGGCACTTGATGCCGCGCTAGCGGTGGCTCCAATGGCTGGGCCAGCAGCAAGACTTGCTGGGCGTGGTGCTGTGGCCACTGGCCGCACTCTTGGCCCAACAGCAGCCAACATGGCAGAAAACTATTTGCAGCAGCAAGGGTTGATGCCTGGGGTTGTGCCTAAAAAAGTTGCAACAGTAATGCGTCCACAGCGCATTGCATACCCTGGCATTTACGATGACCCAAGATCTTTAGTTCAAGAGGCAGCCTCTAGGGTTGCACCTGAAGATCCGGCAATGAAACAGTTGTTTGGTGTGACGCGAGAAGATTTGTTCAATATCTCTCAACAAGGCACACGCGCAGGAAACATAACAGAGCGACCATTTAAGGCAGCGCCTGGTGCAACGGGTGCGGCTCATGCCAGTGAGGTTATGAATCCAAGAAACAGACAAAGGATGCAAGACCTAATTGAAGAGTCAAAGCAAGCCCCAGAGCTTTATAAAGGTATGGCATCGTGGTACACGATGGATCCATTGTTTCAACGATTTTCTCAAATATATGGCCCAAAAAGAGCGATCAAAGAATACAACCAATTTAATGCTTTGACGGGGATGGCAAGCCCTGGCTCTGAGGTTTTAACTGAATTGAATCGTGGTACTGCGGCCAACTGGCTTGCTAAACAGGGCAGGTTTGAAGACTTCAAAAAATTTGGCGGTCTTGCTGAATTTCGTAGAGGAGCAGATTTCCCACAGGACATGAGGGCCATCATTGGCCACCCATATCACAGCACTGCACAAGCAGGCCCAATGGGCAAATATGTTGAGACTGGATTGTTAGACATGGGGTCTGCAAAAGTTCCGAGCTACATACACGCATCTGGTGTTCCGCAAACAGGATTCCAAACCAAATGGCCTGTTGGTGATGCTCACTGGTCAAGGATTGTGGGTCTGCCTGATGTTCGTGGAGCAACAACATCAAAAGGTGTTCCAACAGTTCCAAATGCCAGTGCGTCTGTCCCAGAAATGACGGCTCTTGGCCCATGGTGGGCAAATGAAGTTGCTGCGCCAATGGGCATTGAGGCAGTCCCAGCCCAAGGTATTGTTTGGGGTGCAGGATCTGGGGCCACTGGTGTCACATCACCTATTGGCGCTCCCAAACTTGAACTTCTCTCACAGCAAATTATGAAGGCCGCAAAACGAATGAATGTATCTCCTGAAACAGCGCGAGACATGATTATTCGTGGCAGGGCGCAGGCCGGCACAATTGATCCTAATTTGGCTGCTGCAATTGCAGCGGCGGCTGGTGGTGGTGGTGCTGGACTGTTTGGCTTAGATATGTTTTATCCTGAATAGATGAAATTGCCCAGTCCAGTGCCTCTTGCGCACTGGGCTGGATTCCAGTTTCAGATTCAACTTGATCTGCCAAATCTTTTAGGTTTGAAAGCATCAAAATTATTTGTTTGTTGTTCATCTCATCCCCCCAAAAAATGCCGCTGTCAGCGGGTCGATCTTGATCTTTCGATTCCTCTGACGGCGGCGTGCATTTAAAAAGTCCTTATCGTCAGCACTCATCTTTTTCCTGTGCTTGGCCACTCGGCCCAATGACGGCAGCAGCGGCAGCGCATCAACCCCACTGCCCAACTGGACGATCATCATGGGCCTGGTCTTGTTGGGCTTGTACTCGGACACATAGACCTGTCCGGTCTTGCGCAAGGCTCTCACGATGTCGTAGGCTGTTCTTAAAGAGCATGGCACTCTCTGGGCTATGTCGGCCACACTCAGGTCGCCATTGCCCAGCAGCCGGACGATGGCAGCCTTATAAATTGGTTTGATTCCTGCCATCATTTATCCTGCGCATTAACTCACGGCGAAGCATTGCACGCACCACGAAGGCACGAGCATGCGCGTCAGCGGGTATTGCATGGCCATACACCTCTGGACTGAGAAGATCGTCCATGAACTCGATGGCCGCTACAAGCGCCGGCTCTGAGTCTAAACCCACCACGTCACCAAGGCCAAGGCCAATCCAACGCCGATGATTAGCACCAGCAGGTAGTCCAGTGCCGCATCGGCACGGTTGCTTAATTTGTTCATGTTGTTCCTTGTGTAACAGATAATGCGGAATTGTACACTATTTACAAAGTAGTCAATTATTTGTTAAAATAGACCTATGCAATCAGTACAAGACATTAGAGATAAGGCCAGGGCGCATGGCATCAAGATGAACGCCCTGTGTCGTGAGGCTGGCATCCAGCAGCCACAGGTCAGCCGCTGGATGTCTGGTACTGTCAAACCTCTGTGGTGTTCTGTCAATCAACTAGAGCAGGCGCTGCTCAAGCTGATTGAGCAAAAATCACCAGTCTGAGGACTCAGCGGCGGCAACAGGTGCAGCCGACTTTCCGATGCCGAAGTCATCAGCGGCACTTGGCTTGGCTCCACCCAGCGGCTGGCCCTTCTTGAGCAACAAGATGTTGTTCAGGCCAAACGAGACGCCATTGTTGCCAGCTTGCGAATAAGCATAGGCATTCAACGATACCCGCACATAGTCGCCGCTGACAATATCGTCAGAGCCAATCAGGTCATTGCCGTGGGCGTCAATAGCACCAGGCTTTGTCGTGCTTTTGACATTGCAAAAGAAGTGGCCAGCGTACTCTTTGCCCAACGCTGACCCATCCGACTTTGTTTCAGTGTCGCCATCACGGAGTGGGTTGCGTACATTCTTTGGCACTTTGTCACCAAACTTGGCGACAAGTGCCTCTTTGGCTGCAGCCTTCAGCGCGATCAGGGTTTCTTTGTCGGTCTTGGGAATCAGGATTTGAGTGGAGAACTCATCCTTGCCATTCATCTCATTTTTACGAGACTGCAAGCCTGAGAAATAAGAGGTGCGTACCTCGCCGGTTGTAACTCTAGTAGACATTTGATCGTTTCCTTTTGGTTGATCGTTTTCAGGTTTTCAGCCTGACCAAGACGGCCAAGCAATTGCACTTTAGCACAAATAATTCTTGCATGTGTTTTTTCTTTGGGTCACAATCAAGGCTCCATAAACCGTTGAAACCGAGGAAACCGATGAAACTGTATCCACATCAAGAAGAGGCCAAAGACTTTTTATTGGCCAAACGGCGCTGCATTCTTGCCGACCAACCGAGGGTGGGCAAGACCCTGCCAGCGGCGGCGGCGGCACTCGAACACCTGCCGGCCATCATTGTCTGCCCAGCCATTGCCAAGACAGTCTGGGAGGCGGCATTTAACAAGCTAGACCCGTCTATCCCCGTCAAGGTCATCACCGGAAAGAAGCAGGCTGGTGAGCTAATCGTCTCTGGCGTGACCATCGTGAACTACGACATCCTGAGCAGTGTTACAGATTTTGCGGGAATTAAAACGGTGGTGTTTGATGAGTGCCACAGGCTCAAAAACAACAAGGCCATCCGCACCAAGGCGGCCATGCTAATGATGAAGAGGATTGATCGGGTCTATGCACTGTCCGGCACGCCCATCCCCAACCGGCCCATCGAGCTTTGGCCCATCCTGCACGGTCTGGGCATCTACAGGGGCGGCTGGTTTGACTTTGCTGCACGCTACGCCAAGATGTGGACAGCCCCGTGGGGCTTGGATGTCTCCGGTGCGTCCAACATCCCCGAACTCAAAGCCTTCATGCGTCCCCATGTCCTGCGCAGGAAGAAGGAGGACATCTTCATTGACTACAAGCAGCCACAGGTATCACTGGTGACCTTTGACCTGCCCGTAGACAAGCGTGAGCAATCCTTTGATGCCGATGCCTTGGTGGCCAATCCAAACGCCCTGATGGCCTTTGAGGGGCTGGCCGAGATTATGAAAGAGGCCGGCATGCGTAAGGTGCAATATGCCGCCGACTTCATTGATGACCTGCTGCAAGCCGGTGAGCCTGTTGTCGTATTTGCGCACCACAAGGATGTAGTCCAAGCCCTTGAGAGTGAACTGAAGCTGCACAAGCCCGTGGTGGTGGTGGGCGACACGCCGAGTGCCAAGCGGGTTGACAACATTGCGGCATTTCAAGGCGGCAAGACCAAGTGCATCATCGGGAATATCGCCGCCATGTCTGAGGGTGTTGACCTGAGTGCCGCCGACACCATCGTCTTTGTCGAATGCACTTGGTCAACCTCCGCGCTGGAGCAGGCCAGCAGTCGGGTGGAGAACATCAACAAGTCAGGGGTCAAGCCGGTAATCTACCTGCTGACGATCAGGGCATCACTTGACCACAATGTGCTGGCCAAGGTGCTGAAGAAGCAAAACATCGTGAATCAGATTATTTAAAGGAAAACCATGAAAAAGTTTTTCATTGTCAAATTTGTTTCTGCTTATTCTGGCCAAAAACAATCAATACAGTACAGCAGTAAAACGGCTGTACAAAAAGACATTAAATCTTACGCAAGGCATCATGGAGCATCAAATGTAAAAGTGTACGAATACACACTTTCAAACATTTCAAATGCATTAATTTTTACAAACAAAAAGGCCCAGCAATGACTCAGCACACCATCCGTAAACACGCCCGTCTATCAGCATCCCGCATGGATCGGGTGATGAGCTGTCCAGGCTCATACCGGCTTGAAGAGAAGATGCCCTATGAGCCAGCCGGCGAGGCTGCCGCGATTGGCACGGCCATCCATGAGCTATCCGAAAAAATTCTACGGGGCGAGGCAGTCAACCCCAAAGATTACCCAGACGATCACTTTGACATGGCCAACGAATACGCCACCTTCATCAACACGCTGGTGGAAAACCCCCGTAAGCGCATGATCGAAGTCAATGTAGATGCCGGCCTCAAGCCCCTGCACCAAGCCCTTGGCGGCACTGCTGATGCCGTGCTGGTGGACGGCGACCACCTCCATGTGGTCGATCTCAAAACCGGCAGGGTGCTGGTCGAGGCCGAGGACAACAAGCAGATGCTGACCTACGCACTCGGCGTCATGCGCATGTTGAATGCGCCTGCATCCATCCAATGCACCATGCACATATTCCAGCCCCGAGCCGGCCACAGCAAGTGGACAGTCTCCGGTGCTGACCTGATCAAGCACGGCCACGACCTGCTGGCCGCCGCCAACCTGGCCCTGACCGATAATGCGCCGACCAACCCATCTACCAGTGCCTGCCGCTACTGCAAGGCCAAGCCCATCTGCCCGTCCATGCGCCAGAAGGTGCAAGACAGCGCACGCAAAGAGTTTGCAGACATCGTGAAGCAGGCCGACAAGGATGACGCCATTGCCGTGCCAGCCGTTACGCCTGACATGATTGAACTGGCCCAGCTTGCAGCCATGTGGTCTGAGTCAGTGCTGGAGTCAGCCAAGCGTCAGATCACCGAGGGGTCAACCATCCAAGGCTGGACACTGCGCCCAGGGCGAAAAACCAAGTTTTGGAAGAGTGATGCCTTGGCCTACGAGGCTCTGAAATCCTACCCACAGGCATTTGACCTGAAGTCTCCTTCGGCCATTGCCAAGCTGGACATCACCATCAGCGATGACCTGATCGGTGAGAAGCATGCTGCTGCCAGCTTAGTTAAGGAAAAGGCTAAGGACTAGAATCAACCTCCCAAATAAAAACCCCTGACGGCGCGAACCATCAGGGGTAACTGGATCACTCCAGAAGGAGAACAATTTGTCATCAACTGCGAAGTTAACAACATGAGCATTTTACCCAAAATCGACACCGAGTTTTCAAACTCACAAGCCATTGCTGTCAAGCTGATAGAGCAGCATCCACAGGCAGTGTTCTGCACATTCGCCACCACTGCCGATGGCAAGAAAATCCCATACAAAAAAAGCGGCCAAGGTGTGGCGCGTGACACTCCACCAGATCAGCTTTACAGCGCATCAGAGGTGCTATCAATGAACGCCGCGCCAGCCGGCAACTATCTGGGCATCGTGATGCAGACCCCAGCCATGAGCCAAGGCGCGTACCTAGTCTGCCTCGATGTGGATATGAAGCACTCCACATCTGCCACCAACATTGCCATCAAGCGCATGGCTGAGTGGGTTAAGCAGCAGGATCAATTGACGGAGGTAAGCGTCTCCGGACGGGGCCGGCATGTCTTTCTGTTCGTGGCTGATGAAGACTTGGACAAGATCAAGCCAAAATATAAATTAGGCGGCGGCCAAGAGATCGAGGTGTTTGGCCTGCCAACATCACCAGGCAAGTCAGTCTTACTCTCAGGCTCCAAGCTGACCGGCAAGCTGTCCAACGAAACCCATGACAACCTGCTGTCTCTCTTGACCATGTGGGGGGTCATTGAGCAGGACAACTCCAACCAGCCAATTGAAGTGCCACGGCCAAAGCTAGAGTACCAGCCAACCCTGTCAAGCTCCACTGATGATTACTCCAAGGCTGCAGCGGCCTTGTACTTCATCAACCCCGACAGCGACTACGACACTTGGATTGAGATCGGCCAAGCGCTGCACACGGCCTTTGGCGCCCAAGGCTACGAACTGTGGGACAACTGGTCAATCCGAGGCGCGAAGTACAAGTCCGAGCAGGACATCGACACGCACTGGAAATCATTCCACCAAGGTAAGGGCGTCTCCATCGGCACGCTGTTCCATCACGCAAAACTTGGCGGCTACAGTCCACCATCTAAGGCCGCTGACCGCAAGTCGGCAGTCGAGGATTTCTCCACCTTTATCCAGTCTGCGCAGGCCGCTGTTGATCAACCTGACCAGCCCCTACCCTACTGGAAAGAACTCTTCCTCGACCTGACCAAGCTCTACCCCGTTGAATATCTCATTGATGGATTCTTAGCCCACAGTTTTTCCGTAACAGCCGGGCAGCCTGGTGTGGGCAAAACCACAGCCCTTATCTCCGTCTGCCTCATTGCCGCTGGATTTACCTTATCAGACTCACCATTAAAGACAGAATCCCGTAGAAAGATTCTCTATGTCACCGAAGACGCCAATCAAGTCAGACAATCTCTTTATGCATATATAAAGTATTGGAATCTTGACCCAATTGAAGTCGCCCATTGGTTTATTGTGATTGAGTCTAAACGCTCCAAAGTGCCGGAAATATTACTCCTAGCAGAGAATGTCATACGCCATACAACCAATGAACGGCCATTCCTGATAATAGATACTTCTAATGCAACATTAGAAATAGACAATGAGAATGATAACTCTGAAGTCGGCAGTTATATGGCCGCCATCAAGCAGACTATTTACACTCAACTCAATACCCCGATAAAGATCATCACCCACACGGCCAAGACCGCACAAACGAATGACGACAGCGCTCTGGCCCGTGGCGCATCTGCCTTTACAGGTGATGCAACCCTGACTGCCATCCTGTTCATGGACGAGGAAAAGAACAGGTTTATGCGGCTAATCAAGACCCGATACGAGCCAATCCATAGAGAGATCAGCTTTCAGACCCATATTCACAACGAGGTTGTCCTCACCCGTCACGGCAACATGCAGGATGTCCAGTGCATCACAGTCATCCCATACCCGACATCTGAATCCAGACGCAAGCAGGAGGCAGCCGCCCGAATCGAGGACAACAAGTCGCTCAGGATCATGGATAAGTGCGACACGGCGGCAGCTTTCGTCCAGTCCATCATCAATGAACATCCCGAAGGGGTGGTGATTCGCCGTGGCTCCAACGCCCCGAAGGACTGCCGCACTCACCCAGATGCCTATAAATTGGATTGGGCAGAGGTTTATGCAGCCGTGCCTGGATCATCAAAAGGCGATGTTAAACGGGCCATTGGCTTGTCAGTGCTGCGCCGATTTGCACCAGATGCGGAGAACAATTCGTGGAATTTAATGGGCCAAGGGGCTGGTAATGAGGGCTGAAATTAGTGTCCCAACCAAGTCGGGTGGTCGGAGATACCTCGGAGATACCTCGAAGATACGTATCCTCGATAAAGTGATGCGCTTGGGGATACCCCTGTGGAGTTATCCACAGGGTATCCACAGCCTAATCAGCGATTTTTGATGAGCTTGACAAGTCGGAGATACCTTGGATTTTTCCTTTGGGGGGTATCTCCGACTTGGTATCCTCGACTAAGGGGCTTGACAGTGAAAAGTTATCCACAGGTAGGTGATTGGAAAGATGACGAGCGCGTTTTGTGCAAAAAGTGCGCAAATCTGGAGTCGAGGATACAGCGCTGGAACTTCACGGCAGATGAGTTTGAGAAGTTCAGACGCATCAACGAAAAGCCTGGGCAATGGATGTTCAGCGCCGTGCTGGTCAAGAACGGATGGGCCAAGGTTTCGTTCAGCCAAGACTTTTGTACAAAGACAGACCTGCACTGCATTCCAGATGTGCCGCACCACTGCCACATGTTCGTGGATCAGGATGCCGCAAAGCCTGCCGAGTCCGTAGAATCACCAGCATGGTGGGAATTGACCTAAAACGCAAACGACAGAGCATTGAACACAAGGAACAGGTGCGGCTGGTGCAGCGGGTCAGGGCTTTCTATCCCGATGTGCTGATTGCGGCAATACCGAATGGTGGCGATAGAACGGCCTCAGAGCGCGTTAGGCTGCATGGTGAGGGTGTACTGGCTGGAATGCCTGATCTGTGCGTCCTGAAGCGCTGCAAGGGCTTTGGCGGGTTGTTTGTGGAGATGAAGACGAAGGTCGGGGTTGTTAGCAAGGAGCAGGGTTGCATTTCAAAGCAATTAAACAGCGAAGGCTATCTGTGCGTTATCGCACGATCAGCCGAAGAAGGTTTCAAAATCATTGAGGAGTACTTGGATGAGCCGTGACACATTGGCCGAGATGGCAGACCAAAGCGCTGCAAACATTGCAGCAGCACAAAGCAAAAAAGCTGAGATCAGCGGGGCCAACAAGGCTATCCATAAATTTGGTGGTGAGGATGCCGCACTTGAATTCATTGCATCCGGCGGCACGACTTCCGCACTGTGCAGGACATTGGGGGTGGGTGCGGCTACCTTTGACCGGTGGCTTGACAGGGGCGGCGAGACGCGCCGATCGGCCTACGCGCAGGCGCGCACGCGAGGCGCTCAGAGTTTAGCAGAGCAAACCCTCGACATTGCAGACGCTGCGCGGCCTCAAGACGCGCAGGTCGCCAAGCTGCGGGTGGACACCAGGCGTTGGCTGGCCAGCAAGCTGAACGATGACTACAGTGACAAGCCTGCGCCACTGGTGAACATCGATCTGGGAAGCCTGGCGCTGGACGCATTGCGTCACCGAGTTGTCACGCCCGTAAACGGGGTTGACAAAGACACGATTGACGAGGGTTAGCCCTGCCTGTGAATTCAGCTAGGCAGCGCTGTTTTCACAGGATTTGTGGCCGCCGGCTGGCCGCCGCGCCGCGACCCCCCCGTCCCGCGCCTTGGCGGGGGCGACTGATGCGGCACTAATCACCTACCAACCTACATCCCTAAAAAAAATTTTTTTTAAAAACCACTTGACAACCTGCCAACCTGATACATAATTGCCTTGTCAGTCAATAATTTAACAGGGAGTGCAACTAATGACAGTCTATGGGTATGTAAGAGTCTCTACTACGGAGCAGGTGGACAACACCAGCATGCAGGAGCAGAAGCGGCAGATCAGCGGTAACGCGATGAGCCACGACCTGGTGATCGAGCAGTTTGTTGAGGATGGTGGCGTCTCTGGCGCTGACCCTTTCTTTGCACGGCTGGAGGCCAACGGAGTGACACTCAAGCAGGGCGACACTGTGATTGTGGCGAAGCTGGATCGGTTCAGCCGTGATTTGCTGGATGCGCTTCAGTCGATCAAGCGGTGCAAGGAGCTTGGCGTCAAGCTGATCATCAACGGCCACGGGGATGTCACTGACTCAAGCAACATCTACGCGCAGTTGATGCTGGAGATCTTGTGCAGCTTTGCCGGCCATGAGCGCCGAGTGCTCAAAGAGCGCCAGAAGCAGGGTCAGGCGGCCAAGCGCAAGGCCGGAGGGCATCTGGGTGGGTCGGCCAAGTTCGGGTATGTGATTCAGGGCGCTGGTCAGGCAGCCATTCTGGTGGCCAAGCCAGAGGAGCAGGCGGCACTCAAATACGCCAAAGAGATGAGGGCGACAGGGATTTCGTTTAGGGGGATTTCGAGTATTTTAAAAACCAGCCACGGGGTAGTTGTTTCTCACGAAGCAATCCGCAGGGCATTACAAGGAGAAGCAGCATGAAGTTGATGCATGAACACATTACAGACCTTTGCCGCCAGCCACTGGAGTGCTGGTACGAGTGGGAGCCGAGTGAGCCGGAGATATTAGAGGCTGGGGTAGTTATTGAGCCGGCTGTACCGGAACTGGTATATTTAGTTGAGGTATGGGTAAATGGCGCGGATATATTTGAGTTACTTAGTGATGATTTAAAAGATGTTATTGAGATTGCAATTAGAGAAGATAGATATAAATGACCAAGGGTCATGGCGGCAAGAGAAAAAGCGCCGGAAGGCCGAGAATTAATATATCTATATCTAGGGTATTAAAGTTATTCTCTGAGGGGGTAACTAAGAAAGAGATAGCCAGAAGATTTGAAGTTAGTGAAATGACAATTAGTCGAATTATTAAAAGGGAGAAACAATAATGTGGAAATATTTGTGGACTGAATTGAGGTTAATGCTCAAGACCGTGACGCCGATACAGGCTGTGACGCACGAACTGTTGCACGCGGAGCATGAGCTGCTGGCCGCTGAATCTGGGGTCGAATATGCCTCCGCACTGGTGGCGTACAACAAGAATCGAGTCAAGCGCTTAAAGGCTTATCTGGATAAGACTGAAGAAGTGAAGGAGCCAGCATGACCAGGGTTTGTGATGCAGGGGGGATTTGCCCTCACAAGCCACAGTGTGAGCATTTCTGTCACTTCACCAATGCAGAGGTGGAGCCGGAGGTGGTGCGCAAGGTCAAGGCGTATCCGGCAGTGCCGGAGGACATTGAGCCGATGCCGGAGGTGTGGCACAAGATTGGAGCGTTTATGCTTTGGTGTATTTTTGCAGTGCTGTTGACGATCTGCTTGGCGCTGTTCTTCACTGGCGCTTGGATTTGGAGCTTGCTGATATGACCCGCTTTGACAAATATAAAGTAGGTTTTAATTGCAGTTCGTTTGATCTCTTTCATGCGGGTCACGTGACTATGTTGAAAGAAGAAAAGCGGTTTTGTGATTATTTAATCATAGCTCTTCAAACCGATCCAACAATTGATAGACCGGATACTAAAAATAAACCAGTGCAATCTATTTACGAGAGGCATTGTCAGGTAGCTGCGTGTATTTATGTTGATGAAGTTTTAGTGTATTCGACAGAAGAGGAGTTACTTAATATATTTAAAACTCAACATATTGATATTCGTTTTTTAGGAGATGAGTATAAGACAAAAGATTTTACTGGTAAGCAGTGGTGCATTGACAATGGTATTGAACTGCATTACCACCTAAGAGATCACCCATACAGCAGTTCAACTCTACGTAAACGAGTATACGACGCTGAAACAGAAAGATTAAAAAATCAATCAAGGGGACAAGCATGACTGAAGAAGACGATGACACACAGGTCTACAAGCGCCCGTGGGTAGACCTGAGTGATTCACAACTAGAAGCCATCTACTACGAGGTGGTAGCGGAACACCGAGGTGCGCCTATGCCTTGGGGACAAGTAGTGTTTGCAAAGGCGGTGCAAGCCATGTTGAAGGAGTTGAACACCACATGATCAAAAACAATGTCTTTGCCGAGTGGGTTGACCGATACCGAGATGACCCCGTGCTGTTTGTCAAGGAGGTGCTGGGGGTTGACCCCGACCCGTGGCAAGAGAAATTCTTGGGGGCGATTGCGCGGGGGGATCGAAAGATCAGCGTGCGAAGCGGCCACGGGGTGGGTAAGAGTACGGCCAGTAGCTGGGCCATGCTCTGGTACTTTATGACCCGAAGTCCGGTCAAGGTGGTGGTGACTGCGCCGACAAGTAGCCAGCTTTATGACGCCATGTTTGCGGAGTTGAAGAGGTGGATCAATGCGATGCCTGTGCCATTGCAGGGGCTGCTGACTGTCAAGCAGGAGAGGATTGAATTTAACGCTGCGCCGACTGAGATGTTTATTTCGGCCAGGACATCTAGGGCCGAGCAGCCCGAGGCTTTGCAGGGTATTCACTCTGAGTATGTGATGCTGGTGGCCGATGAGGCGTCCGGCGTGCCGGAGCAGGTGTTTGAGGCGGCAGCGGGATCGATGTCTGGGCATAACGCTGTGACCCTGTTGCTGGGCAATCCGGTGCGCAGCAGCGGGTTTTTCTACGATACGCATACGCGCTTGGCCGGCGAGTGGACTACCTTTCAGGTGGCGTGCAGTGATTCACCTCGGGTATCGCAGGAGTACATTGATGAGATGGCCATGCGGTATGGGGAGGACAGCAATGTCTACCGGATCAGGGTGATCGGGGAGTTTCCCAAGGGGGATGACGATACAGTGATCCCGATGGACTTGCTGGAGAGTGCGCTGCACAGGGATGTTGCACCGAGTCAGTCAGCGCCGATGGTCTGGGGGCTGGATGTGGCGCGGTTTGGGAGTGACAGAAGTGCGCTGTGCAAGCGGCAGGGCAATGTGGTGACGGAGAGCATCCGCACTTGGAAGAATCTGGACTTGATGCAATTGACGGGGGCGGTGGTGGCCGAGTTCAAGGCTTTGGCGCCAAGTGAGCAGCCAAGGGAAATACTGGTGGACAGCATTGGCCTGGGGGCTGGGGTGGTGGATCGGTTGCGGGAATTAGGGCTGCCGGCGCGGGGGATTAATGTGTCGGAAAGCCCATCAATGGGCAGCACTTACAGGAATCTGAAGGCTGAACTTTGGTACAAGGCCAAGGCGTGGCTGGAGGCGCGGGACTGCAAACTGGCCAAGGATGAGGTGCTGATCAGTGAGTTGGCCACAGTGCGCTACACCTTCACAAGTAATGGCAAAATTGCCATTGAGGGCAAAGATGAGATCAAAAGGCGGGGGCTGCCGAGTCCGGACAAGGCTGACGCCTTTGTCTTGACATTTGCAAGTGACGCCATTGCGGGGATGTACGGAAGTTCGGCCAGCAGCAAGTGGAGCCAGCCACTGCGCCGAAACCTATCAAGAGGTGCATAATTAGGCATTTGCAACCAACGGGGAAAATCCTATGATGACCAAAGGCCAGAAAAAAGTCGGTAAGGTGATGGGCGAGTACAAGTCCGGCAAGCTGACATCCAGCGGCAAGACTGTCAAGAGTCCGCAGCAGGCAATGGCCATTGCGCTGTCCACTGCCAAGCTGCCTATGCGCGGCAGCAGAACTGCAAAGAACATGAAAACAAAGGGGATGCGCTGATGGCTACGATTAAAGAAACCATGAGTCAATTGATGGGTGACGAGGAAGCTGGGGAGAGTTGTCCAACGGCCACACAAGACATCACCATCAATCTGCGCAACAGGGCCAAGGCGATTAACAGTGCCAACTACGGCCCTGAGAATCCCGACCTGCCCAATACTGCCTTTTGGAAGAAAAAGGCTGACGAGTGGGAGGTGAGCATTGAGGATGCCAAGATGAGCCGGTGCGGTAACTGCGCGGCGTTTAACCAAGAGGAGTCAATGCTTGACTGCATTGAGAAGGGCATTGGGGGCGAGGGTGATGCCGAGGAAGTTATTGACAAGGCTGATCTGGGCTACTGCGAAATCTTTGACTTCAAGTGCGCGGCCAGCCGGACATGCGATGCATGGGTGACGGAGAGTGACGAGGATGAGGATTACGAGGCTGGTGAAAACAGTGCGATGGAGGGCGAGGACATGGATGACAAGCCCATGCTGGTAATTAAGATCGGAGCCAAAAAATGAAAGCTGGACTATATGCAAACATTAATGCAAAACGCGAAAGAATTGCTGCTGGGTCTAAAGAGAAAATGCGAAAGCCTGGTGCAAAAGGTGCGCCAAGCGCTGCTGACTTTAAAGCAGCGGCTAAAACCGCCAAGCCAGTAAAGAAGAAATGAAGACGCCGGCATGGCAGCGCAAAGAGGGTAAAAACCCCAAAGGTGGTTTGAACGCTGCTGGCCGTGCCAGCCTGAAGGCTGCCGGCCAAGACATCAAGCCACCCGTTAAGGCCGGCGACAACCCGAGACGGGCCAGCTTTTTGGCACGCATGGCCGGCAATGATGGCCCAGAATACAAGGATGGCAAGCCGACCAGGCTGCTGCTGAGTCTGAAGGCATGGGGCGCTAACTCCAAGGCAGACGCCAAAAGCAAGTCGGCCAGCATTTCAGCCCGAAACAAAGCCAAGAAATGATCAGTCCGATTGTCATTGCCACAGTCAGGGGGCATGGTCTGGCGGTGCTGCTGGAGTCGATCAAGCAGTACGCGCCAGAGTGTCCGGTCTACCTGCGGGGGCCGGAGTCGGTGCTTGAGAACTTTGAGGCTGACCACAAGATCTACGGCCAGCCAAGGAACTTTGGCGATGACTACAACGAGGTGATTGAGGCGGCACTCAAGGATTGGTCATCATGCATCGTGGCCAACGATGACATCGTGCTGACCCCAACCAGCGTGAAAATGATGCTTGAGGATGTGGAAATCATTAGGACAATGGACGGCGTCAAGGCTGGCTGGGTGGCGTCAAGGACTGATGCGGCTCCGGCTGACCAAAATGTGAGGATTACTGAGAAACCTGAGAAGCTGAACTTTTATAAGTTTCCGTCTGAGGCCCACATCAAGATGGTCGGGGTGATCAGCCCGATCTTTGCGTGGATCTCAAGCGATGCATTTGAGGAGGCAAAGTTTCCCCCTCTGAATTGGTACTCAGATGATGTGCATTGTAGAGATCTGATTGAAAAGGGCTACTCACATTTTGTGAGCGCCAGCTATGTCCATCACATCGGCAGCAACACTATTGGCTTTAATGGCCAAAAATTGCATGATGACGCACTGCCGTGGCTCATGGAGAATCGTCCAGAATATGCAAAGGCTTGGTTTGGCTTTTAAAGACTAAAATTCAGGCAATGCGGTTTACCTAAAGGCACAGCCATGATTGAAAACATTACCGACAATTTATCCACCGACATTGCAGCCACTGAGCCAATGGACGATGCAGAACTGCAAGCGATCATCACGCAAGACCTGACCGATGCGGTGAGCTATGTGGACAGCGACCTGTCGCCCACCCGAGCGCGGGGGACTGAATACTACCGAGGCGACCCATTTGGAAATGAGGTCGATGGCAACAGCAAAGTGGTGGCGATGGAGGTGCGCGACACTGTGAGCGCCATGCTGCCCAGCCTGATGCGGGTGTTTTTCAATTCTGAGAATGTGGTCGAGTTTGCGCCCCGTGGGCCAGAAGATGTCCAGATGGCGCAGCAGGCTACCGATTACGCCAACTATGTATTCCAGAACGACAACAACGGGTTTTTAACCACTTACGCCATCTTTAAGGATGCCTTGGTACGCAAATGCGGCATTGCCAAATTCTTTTGGGAAGACGAAGAAAAGGTAAGGATTGAAGAATATTCGGGTCTTGATGATCAGACGCTAGAGATGCTGATGCAGGAGCCTGGTGCTGAAGTCAAAATTGTTGTCTCTTACCCAGACCCAAATATTGACGAAATGCAGATGACCACTATTGACCCGATGACGGGTCAACCAGTGACGATGCCTGCGCCGATGATCCACGATGTGCAGATCAAGCGCATCACCAAGGATGGCCGGATCAGGATCATGGCCGTGCCGCCAGAGGAATTGCTGCTTGATCGGCGTGCCCGATCTTTTGACGATTCAAGCCTCATTGCCCACAGGCAGATGGCCACTGTGGCCGACCTGATTGCGATGGGCTATGACGAAGACGAGATTGAAGAGAATCTGTCAACCACAGATTTGGACAGCAATGATGAGTATCTGGCGCGTCAGCCACTGAGTACAACATTTGGCACGAATGACGCTGCCAATCCAATGATGCGCAGGGCGCTGTATATTGAGGCGTATTCCCGTGTGGACTTTGATGGTGACGGCATTGCCGAGTTGCGCAAGGTCTGCTGCATGGGCGGTGGCTACAAAGTGGTTAGAAACTTGCCGGCCAGCTACATCCCGTTTGCTGACTTTCCCTGCGATCCGGAGCCACACACCAGCCCCCTTGAGGCCATGTCAATTTTTGACATTACCCGCGACCTGCAAGAGATCAAGTCTGAGATTCTCCGCAATACGCTGGACAGCTTGGCGCAATCCATCCACCCGCGCACGGCGGTGGTTGAGGGCCAAGTCAACATTGACGATGTGCTGAACAACGAGACGGGCGCGATTATCCGTATGCGTGCGCCAGGGATGGTGCAGCCTTTGACCACGCCATTTGTGGGTCAGGCCGCATTCCCGATGCTGGAATACATGGATCAGATCAAGGAAGACCGCACCGGCATGAGCAAGGCGGCGATGGGTCTGAATGCTGACGCATTGCAATCAAGCACCAAGGCAGCAGTCAATGCAACAATTTCAGCCAGCCAAGGCCGCATTGAGTTGACGGCGCGAATTCTGGCCGAGGGCATGAAAAAGCTCTTTAAAGGCATTTTGTTCTTGGCCACCACGCACCAAGACAAAGCACGCATGGTGCGTATGCGCAATGAGTGGGTGCAAATTGACCCAAGATATTGGGATGCCAGCATGGATGCCAATATCAATATCGGATTGGGCAATGGCGACACCAATGAGCGCATGCAAGCGCTGATGACTATTTTGGCCAAGCAAGAGCAAATTTTGCAGCAGCTTGGCCCACAGAATCCACTGGTCACGCCGCAGCAGTTTAGTAATACCCTGCGCAAGATTGTCGAATTGTCTGGTTTTAAGGATGCGTCCAGCTATTTTCAGAACATCCCTGCTGACTATGTGGCCCCCGTCCAGCAGCCCAAAGCCACGCCGGAGGAGCTACTGGCACAGGTGCAAGCCGAGTCCATCAAGGCCGACATCCAGAAGAAGGCGGCAGAGTTGGAGCTAAAGCGCCAGCAAATGATGATGGATGACGATTTACAGCGCGACAAGATGGCCCAAGACTTGTACCTCAAAAAGTACGAAATTGAGTTAAAGTACAAATCACAGATCAGTACGGCTGAGATCGATGCGGCTCAGAATATTGATCGTGAAGCAATTCGTCAGCAGGCGGCACTGGCCCAGCAGCAGGCGGCTCAGTTTATTGAGCAGCAGCAGCAGCCGATGCCGCCGATGATGAATCCATCAA